CACCGTGCCAGTGAATTTGGGCGGCACGAACATCACAAGCTACACAGCGGGCGATCTGATTTATGCGTCGGGCACGACAACTTTGTCTAAACTAGCGCTGGGGACGCAGGGATATGTGTTACAGGCCGGGGCATCCGGGCCGACGTGGGGCATTATCTCTGGGGGAACTTTCTAAGGAAAAAACATGGCAGCAACCAATTACACGCCAATTCAGCTCTACTACTCGACCACTGCGTCCGCCGCACCGACGGCTGGCAATCTGGTCAATGGCGAGCTGGCCATCAACATCACCGACGGCAAGTTGTACTACAAGGACAACGGCGGCGTCGTGCAGGTCATTGCCACAAAAGGTGCTGGCACGATTGGCGGCTCCAACACCCAAATTCAGTTCAACGACGGCGGGGCCCTTGCTGGTAACGCAGCGATGGTGTTCAACAAGACGACCAACGTCACCACGCTGACCACGCTGAACCTGACCAATGCTCTTGGCGCGACCTACGGCGGCACGGCGCAGTCTGCCTACGCTCAGGGCGACATCCTGTACGCCTCGGCCACCAACACGCTGTCCAAGCTGACCATCGGCACGGTTAACTACATCTTGACCTCCACCGGATCTGTCCCCCAGTGGGTTGCTCCGACCAGCGTGACCGTGCAAACGGCCAACAACCTTGCTGGTGGCGCTGCTGGCTCGGTTCCCTACCAGTCCGCACCTGACACGACCACCTTCTTGGCCATTGGAGCCGCGAATCGGGTTATGACGTCCACCGGGTCCGCCCCGCAGTGGGTGACGTCCCTGACGGGCCTTACAGGGGTTTCCAGCTCGTCGATCACCAACACTGCCCTGACCTCTGGCCGAGTGGTCTACAGCACCACTGGTGGCGCTCAAACCGATTCTGCAAACCTGACCTTCAACGGCACTACGCTGTCGACTACTGGTTTGTCGAACACCGGCACCAGCACGCTGGTCAAGACGTTGACTTTGGGTGATTCCGCTTTCAACGGCACGGCTGTATTTGCACCGGCAACCCCCGCCAAGATGTACTTTGGCACTGGCACTGTGACCGACGTGACCTCTGCTGCAAGCGCCACCAACACCGCTGGCGCAATTGTGGCGATGGGCATCACTCCGATTGCGGCAACCAATGCTGCGGTTACTTACACCAACGCATCGACCCTGTACATCGCAGGTGCTCCAAGCGCTGGCACGAACGTCACGATCACCAACCCGTACTCGCTGTACATCGCGGCAGGTGCGGCTTACTTCGGTGGTGGTCTGACCTTTGCTGGCCAACTCAACGTCACCGATACCACTGATGCGACCAGCACCACCACAGGCTCCATCAAGACCGCTGGCGGCGTGGGCATTGCCAAGAGCTTGTGGGTTGGGTATGACGCCAACATCTACGGCAATACCATTGGCCGTGGCGCAGGCGCAGGCGCGACAAATAACGCGTTTGGTTTTGAGGCGCTTGCGTCCAATGTTTCCGCCAATGAAAACATCGCGATTGGTTATCGCGCATTGAAAGCCACCACTGGAAGTTACAACACCGCCATTGGTGCCTATGCTGGTTATCAGCTTACCACCGGGGCTTACAACACAGTTATTGGGTCAAGTGCATACCAAGCAGTCGCAACTGGTTCCAATAATACTGTTGTTGGACGAGTGGCTCTTGCAATTGCCACTTCAGGCAGTCAGAACACTGCGATTGGCTCTGAGTCCTTGACGCTTACCACCACGGGCAACGATAACACCGCCGTAGGTTATCAGTCACTTAGTTCAAACCAAACGGCGTCTGGCAACTCTGCGTTTGGTACGAGATCGCTGTTTCTCAACACAACTGGCGCACAGAACGTAGCGGTTGGTTTGGAGGCGCTCAGGGCAAACACCACAGCCTCTAACAACACTGCTGTAGGTTATCAGGCGGGTTATTCAAACGTAACTGGCGCAACCAATGCTGTGATGATTGGAGTACAGGCTGGCTACAACATTACTGGCGGTACGCACAACATTGCAATTGGCTATCAGTCTTTCTATGGAACTGCTGGCTCGACTGGCGCGTCTAACGTAGCAGTTGGTAGTTACACGCTGTATCGCAACACTACTGGCAGTCAAAACACTGTTGTTGGTTACGACGCAATGGAGTTCAACACCACTGGCGACAACAACGTCGTTATGGGTTATCAGTCACTAAAAGCCAATACCACAGGACAGTTCAACACAGTAATTGGAACCGGCGCACTTGCCTCTAACACCACAGCCAATGCCAATACTGCTATTGGCTATCAGGCTTTATACGCAAACACCACTGGTGCTCGCAACACTGCTGTGGGTTATCAAGCCGCTTCTGCCAATACCACTTCAACTGGCGTTACTGCTGTTGGGTACAAGGTAATGACGGTGAGCACTGGCGCTCGCAACACGGCTGTCGGCGGCGGGGATGACACTAATTACAACGCGGCGTTGTTTGCCAACACTACTGGCACAGACAATGCCGCATTTGGTATTGGCGCGTTGGGATCAAACACCACTGGGGTGGGAAACACCGCTTCAGGCGTTGCAGCTGCCTATTACAACACCACGGGAAACAATAATGTAGCGATTGGTCAACAGGCGTTATATTCAAATTCAACTGCAAACAATATGGTTGCGGTTGGAGTTGGTGCACTTTATAACGAAAGCTCAAGCGGCTACGCCGTGGCTGTTGGTCATAATGCGTATTACACACACAACGCCGCAGAAAACTATGGCTCTGCTGCGGTCGGGTTCTATGCTGGTCGTGCCACAACCACTGGTGTAGAAAACGTTTTTGTTGGTGGCTACGCCGCCCGCTATAACACGACTGGCACTGCAAACGTAGCTGTTGGCGTTGCGGCACTTTTTTCCAACACCACTGGCGACACCAACACTGCTTTAGGTTATCAGGCAGGTTACTACAACACCACCTCTGGTGGCAACACTTTAGTTGGTTATCAGGCGGGTTATAGCGCCACAACTAACGGTGCAAACACTGCGGTTGGGGATTACGCTCTTTATACAAACACTTCTGCGTTGGCCACGGGTGTTGGTCACTTTGCGCTTTTCAGGTCAAACGGCAACTACAACATCGGAATTGGGGCTTACGCTGGTTATTCTGCCGCATCCTCAACAGGAGCAGGAAACCTGTCGATTGGTTCGTACAGCGGTTACAACCTTACCAGTGGTGGTAATAACACATTTGTTGGTGGTACAAACCCATCAAGCTATGGCTCTGCCGGGGGGCTTGTAACGACAGGAAGTTTTAATACTTATATCGGCAGAAGTGCAGGTCAAGTTGCAACCACTGGGAGTCAAAATACGTTTATTGGGTATCTTGCTGGCGGGGAGGTAACAACTGGCTCCAAAAACGCTATCATCGGTGCGTACAACGGCAACCAAGGTGGCCTCGACATCCGCACTGCCAGCAACTACATCGTCCTTTCAGACGGCGATGGGAATCCGAGGGGCTATTACAACGGAAGCGGTGACTTTGCTGGCACGACCGCCGGGATGGCGGCTTTCCAAGCATCAAATACCAGTGGGTATGCCAACTATCAACGTACTTACTACTCAACTCCAGTTGCAAGCTCTACGGTCGATGCGTTCAAGTTTGCAAGCATTGCAACTGGGGCAACCTCGGGTAATGCACTGATTGTTGGCAGGTTCTATGTGTATGCTCAACAAACGGGCGGCAATTCATTTATTGGAACCTACGACATTCAGTCTCATGGAAACGGGACTGTCAATGCAACGCTCACAACTACTGCAACTTCAACTCGCGGCACATCTCCCGTGACCTCTGTACAAGTGGCAAATGATGGAGTGCTTGGTTCAATCAAGTTGACCATTACCTACAATGCATTTGCTGGTGGCGGCCAGCCGCAGGCCGTGGTGTTTTTTGATGGCATGATTTCGTAAGGAAGCAGTATGACAACTTTTCAATGGAATATCGTTTCAATGCCGTCATACGCTCACATTGACGGACAGTCCGATGTGGTGTTTGAGGTAAATTGGGCTTGCCAAGCTATGGATGGCAAGGTTGCGTTGAACGCATTCACGGTTGGCACAGTGCCTGTTACTTACACGGCTGGATCGCCATTTACGCCCTACGACCAACTTACGCAAGAACAAGTGTGGGGCTGGATCAACCCGAGCATTGACCGGCCAGCCGTTGAGGCCAACCTTCAGGCCATGGTCGATGCGCAAAAAAACCCGGAGGTGGTGACACCTCCATTACCTTGGAGCAACTGAAATGACTGAACCTGTGAACCCTGTGGAGCAGCCCACTGCCGAAGAAATTGCACGCCACTACAGCGCGGCAATGGACTCGGTGAACCTAATCAATGCAGGACAGCCTGAAGGCATGGATGATGCTGAATGGGCTGACTGTGTGTCGCGCAACAAAGAGCATTTGAAGACCATGCTGGCAAAAGATTTCTGGACCACCGAAGACCTTGGACCTTTGCAGGCTGCGGCGGCATAATTGACATGGGCAAACCGCTGGCCCTAACAGCGGCAATTACACGGAGAGTGAAATGGAAAAAGTGACTTTGTCGACCCAACTGGTAAACGCCATCCTGCAATACATGGGCCAGCGCCCGTTTGTTGAAGTGGCCAATTTGATCAACGGCATTCAGCAAGAAGCCCAAGGCCAGCTCCAGCCAGCTCCTGCGGCACCTGCTGAGGCCCCCGCAGCGGAGTAAACCATCATGGCCGAGAAGTGGATTCAAAAGGCGATCCAGCACCCCGGGGCTCTGAAGAAGTCCCTTCATGTCCCTATGGACAAGACGATCCCCGCCAAGAAGCTGGAAAAGGCCGCCAAGGCCCCCGGCAAGCTTGGGCAGCGTGCTCGCCTTGCGAAGACACTTCGAGGCTTTGACTGATGAGTGACGTTCACGAACTTGCCAATGACACGGACAAGCGATTGAGCGTCCACGAGGCTATTTGTGCTCAACGATACGAGAGCATTCAAACGCGCCTCGATGACGGGTCCAAGCGCATGACCAAGATTGAGTACTTGCTGTACATCGTGATCGCGGCCGTGCTGCTCGGACCTACCTTTGCGGCCACATTTGCCAAGAAGTTTTTTGGGATGTGACGATGAACTGGTCAGACGTCCTCAAAGCGGTCATCCCCATCGTAGTCATGTCACTAGCATGGCTGCTCGGGCAGGTGAACTCGTTTTCTGAACGGCTGACAAAAATTGAGGGCAGCATGCCTGCCTTGATCACTAAAGAAGGCATCCCCACGGATAGCCCGATCTCGGCCGAAAGACGGCACTCCCTGAAGGAGGAGATCTACAAGGACATCCACCAGCTTCAGGTCAAAGTTCAATTGCTTGAAGAGCGTGAAAAAATGGGGAGAAAGTGATGATTCCAATCGTTGCCTCACTACTCGGGACCCTTGCTGAAAACGGCTTGGGTCTTTTGTCTTCTGCGATCCAAGCAAAGGGCAAGCAGGTCGTCGAAAACACGCTTGGCGTGAAGATTTCCGACAACCCAAGCCCTGAAGAGGTCAGCAAGCTGCGTCAGCTCCAATTTGAGCACGAGGAGCGCCTGCTGGAGCTGGGGATTGAGAAGGCCAAGCTGGAGCAAGAAGAGCTGAAGGCCCTGCTGGCAGCCAAGGTGGCCGAGGACAACAACGTCAGCCGCCGCTGGGAGGCCGACATGGCCTCCGACTCGTGGCTGTCCAAGAACATCCGCCCCGGCACGCTGATCTACATCCTGACGGCCTATCTGCTGTTTGCTGGCCTGAGCGCCGCAGGCATTGAAGTCAACGAGGCTTACGTCTCGCTGCTGGGGCAGTGGGGCATGCTGGTGATGACCGCCTACTTCGGTGGCCGCACGGTCGAAAAAGTCATGGAAATGAGGTCCAAAAAATGAGCCTCAGTCAAGAACAAGCCGATTTTTTGCTCGACGCCTGCCGGTTAATTCAAAAGGCCACCGAGATGGGTTTTATGGTCACCGGCGGCGAACTGGCCAGAACGCCAGAGCAACAGGCCATTTATGTGAATACCGGCCGCTCGAAAACGATGAATTCAATTCATCTCAAGCGCTGCGCAATTGACCTAAATTTCTTCAAAGACGGTAAAATTATTTGGGACAAAAATATACTGGCACCGCTCGGTGCTTATTGGGAATCTTTGCACCCAAAAAACCGTTGGGGAGGCAATTTCAAGTCGCTTGTTGACTGCCCGCATTTCGAGCGTAACGTCGGATAACGGAGAACACCATGACAGTCGCAGCCGTAATGACGTATGACTCGCTGGTAAATGACATCCAGACCTATCTGGAGCGTACTGACACCGCGACTCTTGAGAAGATTCCCCAGTTCATCATGCTGGCGGAACAGGTCATTGCGGCCGATCTGAAGTTCCTTGGCAACCTGACTGTCGCCGAGTCCACTATGGTGCAGGGCGAACCTGTAATCGCCAAACCCGCCCGCTGGCGCAAAACGGTCTCAATGAACGTCACCGTGGCTGGCAAGCGCCAGCCGGTTCTGCTGAGAACCTACGAGTACATCCGCGAGTACTGGCCAAGCCCGACCGACGAGGAGGTGCCCAAGTTTTTCTGCGACTACGATTATCAGCATTGGCTCATTGGGCCCACCCCTGACGCCGACTACACCTACGAGGTGCTGTACTACGAGCGCGTGCAGCCTCTGGATTCCTCAAACCAGTCCAACTGGTTCACGCAGTACGCCCCGCAGGCACTGCTCTATGGCTCCCTGCTCCAAGCGATGCCGTTCTTGAAGAACGACGAGCGCATGCCTATGTGGCAGGGCAATTACGACCACATCATTGAAGTCCTGAAGGCAGAGAACGTCACCCGCGTGGCTGATCGTCAGGCGATTGTGAGGGATTCATGAGCTTCAACAGTCCGTTTACCGGTCAGGTCATCCAGCCGACCGACGTTTCCTACCGCGCCATCACCCTGAGCGCGGATTCGACGCTTTCATGGCCCATCAACGGCAGCGCAACCGACAACGCCGCTGCTCGGATCATGGACGTCACGTCGTTGTCCAGCGGCTTGGCGCTGTCTGGCGTCACCGTGGCGGGCACGAACGGTCAATGCACCTGCACTGCCACCCCAAGCCTGTTCGTTGGCCAAGCGGTGGTGGTGACTGGCATCAATTCTGGATCTGCAACCGGCATCACGACCGGCAACACCTACTACATCATTGCCACCAACGGCACGACAACGTTTACGCTGTCCGCCTCCCTTGGCGGTGCTGCGGTGGCCACCACGGCCGGGACCACTACCGGTCTAACCTTCACGCTGGACTCATTCTCGCTGGCCATGCCGCCCGCGAATCAGGCCTCTGTGGGCATCGATGCGCTATTCCGCAACGTCGGCTCCTATAGCTTTACCGTCACGGATTATGATGGCGGCGCGATTGTCACGATTGACCCGGGCGAGGCCAAGTACGTCTACCTGACTGACAACGCCGACACCGCCGGAACTTGGGAACTGATCGCCTTTGGTGTTGGCACCTCGAACGTTGACGCCGCAACCCTTGCCGGGTTTGGCCTCAAGGCCATCGGAAACACGTTGAACTCAGCGCACAACGTCAGCACGTTTGCGTCCAACTACACCGCACTGACCACTGACCGCGCTGCATCCTATG